GGCGGACTGGCCCGTGACATTGCCTCAAGATCCGGAGATCCAGGGACTTGTAGAAGATGCCCCTGACGGAACGGTCCGCACGAACATGGAAGCCGGTCCGGACAAGATTCGGAGACGGTTCACCGCAGCGCCGAGGCCGTTCGATATGTCCTTGATTCTTACGAAAACGCAGGTCGGGACACTAGATGATTTTTATGTCGGCACTTTGGATCACGGCGCGCTTCCTTTCAACTGGCACTCCCCCAGGACGCAATCGGCCGGCGAGTTCAGGTTCTTAGACAGGCCGAGATATGAGATGGTGGGGCCGGATACTTACCGCATATTATTAAAGTTGGAGCTGATGCCATGAGCAGGAGTACTTCCGCCACATTCAGGGAAGCAATATACGCACAGCAAACCGGTGAAGCCTTCCTGCTTCTAATCGAGCTGAATCATGCGAGCCTTTCGAATCCTTTGCGGGTCGGGAGTGATGCGGTGGACACCGATCATTATTACTCGATCCGCAGCGCGAGTTACCAGTGGACGTTGAGCGGAAGCGGGACGAATGAGTATTACCTCGAAGCGAGCGGCGGCGGAGATCCGGAGATCGACCAGCCGGATGACGTGCTAGAAAACGATGTGGCCATGAGCGCGGGGACCGTTGGAAGTCTCTCTGCGGGTGAGTGGGATTGGGGTGATAACGATTCATTGGGATTCGATACGGTTTATGTGCGGCTTTCCGATAGTACGGACCCGGACGGAAAGGCTGCGGACTACGTGAAGGCCAGGGAAACCTATGTGGCTTACCCTTTTGATATTCACCTGCCGGACGATCCGGAGCGCGGGGTGTCCGTCGGAAAGCTCGTCATCGACAACATCGCGCGGGAGATCGTTCAGGCCGTCCGCTCCATCACCACGGCGCCCACCCTCAATGTAAAGGTTGTTCTGGGCAGCGACCCGGATACCGTGGAGGCGGAGTTTACGGGCTTTGAACTGGTGAATGTCGATTACGACGTGATGACGGTCGCGGGCGATATCGGCTTGCAGTCATTCGCGAACGAACCTTTTCCGGGGGATAGTTTCTTACCCTCGAAGTTTCCGGGCTTGTTTTGATGGACACCTCTAAATACATAGGCATTCCTTTTAAACCTCACGGCCGCGACCGCGACGGCCTGGATTGCTGGGGGCTTTTGCGGCTGATTTATTACGAGGAGTTGGGCATCGACCTGCCTTCGTATATTGCTAATTATAGCAGTACCGAGGACCAGCATGAGCTGAGCCGGTTGATTCGGGAAGAGATGGGGCCTTGGTTTGAAATACCTATGACAAAGGAACTGCCGCTTGACGCCGTTCTCTTGCGGCTCAAAGGTGAACCTATGCATCTCGGCATCGTTGCCCGTGGAGGCTTTATGATCCACGTTATGAAAGGCATCAATACATGCCTCGAACGATATTGGAGCCCGGTCTGGGCAAAACGCATTGTCGGGTTCTTTAGACATGAGTTGCAGATGACAAATGACCAGTGATGACATCAGACTGATTGCCTGTCCGCACCCGTTTTCGATCCAAAGAGTCGACAGGTTATCACCGCATGGCCGCACCATCCGGGAGATCCTCGAGGGCGCGGGGATCGGGCTTCACGCGGGCATTAACGCCAGGGTGATGGTAGAAGACGAGCTGGTCCCTGAACTTCTTTGGGATACGCATGTTCCCCATGCCGGATCTCTGGTTACGGTTCGTGTCGTTCCAATGGGAGGAGGAAGCGGCGGGAAAGATCCGCTGCGGACCCTGCTCACCATTGCCGTGATCGCGGCGGCGGCCTGGGCCGGACCGTTTGTCGCCGGTGCCGAAATGTTCGCTGCGGGAGGTTCTCTGGCAGGTATGGGCGGCATTGCCGGAGCCATCACTTCGGCAGGCGTCACTGCAGTCGGCATGCTCGCCGTGAACGCGATCGCCCCGCCTCCGCAGCCCGCTCTCGGAACCAGGTCCGGAACGGGCCGCGCGGATTTCGAGCGAAGCGCTAGCCTATCCGGAATGCGGAACCAGATCAACAAATACGGACCGGTGCCTGTTATCCTGGGAAGGCATCGCGTTTACCCCCCTTTCGGTGCAAGGCCGTATACGGAGATCGAGGGGGATGACCAGTACCTTCGCTGCCTGTTTATCGTCGGGCGCGGGCCGCTCGCTCTGAGTGACTTCAAAATCGGGGAAACAAGTATCGATGAGTTCGACGCTGAGGTTCAGTTCCGGGAAGGCGAAGACGGAGACCGCGCCATTACGCTCTTTACGGACAGCATTTATGAAGACGCGCTCAACATAGAACTTACCGAGGCCGGAGGCTTTCAGACCCGGACAACGCAGGAGGACGCCGATGAGATCAGCGTGGACGTCACCTTTTCACAGGGGCTCGTGGAGTTCAGTGCGACCGGAGCGAAAAGCGCCCTCACGGTAGAATTCGAGATCCAGTACGCTCCGACCGGCACATCGGACTGGAGCATCGGTTATACCTACGAGGCGGTGGGAGCACAAGAGTCCGCCTCGATGCCCGCGCCCTCCAGATATCCCGCTATGCAGAAAGAGGAGCGGGTCGATCGCGTCATTATCGATAAATCCACGGGGGATATCAGCGTTTTAATCGGCACGTCGGTACCGACATATCATGACGAATGGGGTGTTAAAACAGGCCAGGGCCCTGTGCCACCTCCCGTCCCGGACTGGGCTTGCCCGATCGCGCAGGTCATCAGACGGGCCGGCGACAACACGATCGCTACGGCGGACATCACGGACGAGCGCAGCTCCTGCCTTCTCAAACAGAATGCCGGGGACTTCGCGCCAAGCGCACAGAGCCCGGAAAGCACCAAGATCGATGTCGCGGCCGGGGATCTCAAGGTGGTACTTTCCGCGTCGGCTGCGCGGTCTGCTACGCTTCGAAAGACCTTCCGGTTCAGTGTCGCGGCGCAGGGACAGTATGACGTCCGCATCCGGAGAAAGACGGCGGACAGGACCGGAGACGGTCAATACGACACGGCCTACTGGACGGCGCTCAGGACCATCACACATGAAAATCCCGTGACCGAAACAGGTTTGGCGATGGTCGCGCTTAGGATAAAAGCGACTGACCAGCTCAACGGCATTTTGGACACCTTCAACTCTGTTGCCCATTCGGTTTTGTTGGATTGGGATCCCGGCACATCGACATGGATCGAACGGCCTACCAACAATCCCGCATCGCTATATCGCGCCGTCCTTCAACATTCATCGAACAAGAAAGCCTTGGCGGATTCCCGGATCGATCTGTCCGCCCTTCAAGCCTGGCACGAGAACTGCCAGTCGAGCATCCAAAACATCGATAATGCGGCCGCTGTCGACAAAGGCGGGGGTAAGGTGGGTATATCATGCACCGGTCACGGTTATGAGAACGGTGTGCCGATCTGGCTCAATAATACCGATAATTATGACGGCCGGTACACGGTCGACGCGACATCGACTACGAACGAGATCGTGATCACGGCCACGTACCAGGCGGAGACGTTCGACGGCGATGAGATCGTCTCGGGTCTCGGGCGGACCTATAACCATCCCATCGATTTCAGGACGTCCGTCGAGGATCTGCTGAGAGAGATCGCGGCTGCCGGGCGGGCGGCACCCGCATACGTCGACGGGAAATGGTCGATCGTTGAAGACAAGGTGCAGACGACGCCGGTGCAGCATTTCACACCGCGCAATTCATGGGGCTTCACGGGCAGGAAGCAGTTCATTGACATGCCGCATGCCTTCCGGGTTCGGTTCCCGAATGAGGCGAAGGATTTTCGGGAAGATGAGCGGATCGTCTACGATGACGGTTACGATGAGAACAACGCGACGGTATTCGAGCAGCTTGAGCTGCCCGGTATTACGCATACGGATCTCGTGCACGTTCACGGCCGTTATCATATCGCCTGCGCGAGTCTCAGGCCGGAAGTGTATTCGTGGTATGCAGATATCGAGCACATTGTCTGCACCAGGGGAGACCTCGTAAGGGTAACCCATGACGTGCCCATGTGGGGTGTTTCCTGGGGGCGCATAAGGTCGGTCACTGATAACGGTACCCATGCCACTGCCGTCGTGATGGACGAAATAATGACGATGGTCGGGGGATCGAGCTATTGCATCCGGTTTAGGCTTAAAGATGGATCGACGCTGCTGGCCAACGTCAACACCAACGCCGGGGAGCAAACGACCCTCACATTCACCACACCTATCCTTCTGGCTGAAGCTCCGGAGGCGGGAGACCTCGGGCTTTTCGGAGAACAGGGATCGGAATCTGTCGAGCTGATCATCAAGAGCCTCGAACCGGGTTCCGACCTGACGGCCCGGATCACGGCCGTGGATGCCGCGCCTTCGGTCCATGACTCGGATACGAGCGAGATCCCCGACTATGACAGCCAGATGACCCTTCCCTATGACATCCCGGATGCGATCGGGTATCCGGTCGTCGACGATACAAAAATCCGGTCCGACGAGACGGTCCTCGTACGGGATACGGACGGGTCTTTGCGGCCGCGCATCATGATCCCTTTCACCTACGCCGCCGGGAACATGTTCGACCAGGTGGGCGAGACCTGGATCTGGTACAGGGAGGACGGCAGCGACGGCCCCTGGAAAAACGTGAAATATGACCAGTACGTCTCGGAAGGGTGGATCGAGGACGTCGAGGAGGGTGTCACCTACGAGATCGCATTCAGGTACAAACTGCTCGACGGCCGATGGGGACCCTGGAGCCCGACGCCCTATCCCACACATGAAGTGGCCGGTAAAAGCACCGCGCCGGATACGCCGTTAAGCGTTTCAGCCACAGCAATAATAAGCGGCGTCCGGCTGGAGTGGACAAACCCGAGCGTGATGGATTTCAAGTCCACATTTGTTTATAGGAACACTGCCGACGTTTTCAATGAGGCGAACATTTACAAGGTCGTTTTCGGGCAACCCGGCAAAGACATGGTTTTCGAGGATACGAATGTATCCTATGGCACGACGTATTATTACCACCTCAAATCATGCGATACATCAGGCAACACAAGCGATCCGACCTCGTCGGTGAACGCAGCACCGGATAAAATTGTGGGCGGCGATATCAATCCGGCAACCACAATCGAGCAGGGAAGCGGAAACGATATCGCAAAGGTGAGCGGTAGCGACGGTACCTGGAGGATATGGGCGGGTCATTCAGATCCGGCATCCGCCCCGTTTCGTGTAGATAAATCCGGAAACATGTACGCCACAAGCGCCGTCATCGAGGGCACCATTCAGGCGAGCGCAATTCATATACCCGATGAGGATACAACCGCCGATAGTTTTCATGTCGATTCGGATGGAAACGCATGGTGGGGGTGTACCTCGACGAATTTTTCAGCCGATCCGGATAACGCGGCAGCATATATCCTTAAAACCGGAGCAGCAAAATTCCAGGACATTGTCCTCAGCAGCAATGTTGTCATCACAGGGCTTCAATCCGGGACCGAAATCGCAATCCAGGGCTGGCTGCATGACATGACTTTCAGTGCCAGTGATCATGACACGGTTGCATGGACATCCGGCACAATCACCCTGCTTTCCGGCCAGGCGTATTCCATAGGTGCGGGCAATACGGGCAACATGACAGCCGTTACCTATATTTATTTTAATGTTGCCGCATCGATAACCGTTCTCCAGACATCTACAACGGCGTCAGACGCTGTTGGGTCAGGTAAGATTTTAGTGGCCGTGGCCGAGGATGTGGCCAGCGGGCGGAATGCTGTGTTTCAAGTTTTAGGCGGGCGTAGTCTTGGCGGATCAGGCAAGTTAATCACAGCGAGCGACATTGCAGCCGGCACGATCACTGCTGATGAGATATACGGTAACACGATCACGGCCGCCGAGATTGCTGCGGGAGAAATAACGGCGACCGAGATCAACAGCACATTCGGCGATCTGACGATATCGAGCGGCAGTATTACCTTTAGCGCCACGGATTCCGTGGTCGTCAATGCAGTTAAGGGGTTGAAAGTCAATGCCGGAGCGGATATTTACCTTATCGGCCATGCGAGTGATGCCGGTACACTCATCTGTGACGGGAGTTCCATCGATGTCATTTATGGGTCGGACGCTACCGGATTGAATGCAGGTTTTTACCCCTCTACGGCGGGGAGTGGATATTTTGGGATTGGTTGGGATTTTTACGGGCATGGAGAAGAGAAGTTTGATCGGGTAGGTATATATGC